ATTCGTAATAAATCTAGAGAAGGAAGATGAATAACATTGTTTACTATTCATATAAAGCAAGTCCTCATGATCACGTAAATGATCACGAGTTAAAACGTTTTGACCATAGTATTAGTTCCCTTAGGAGATTTAATAATGAAATACCTGTTTATTTGTTTTGCGATGACCCTGAGCTTATTCCCCCTTATTTCTCTTTGGAATATGATGTAAGAGTTTTACCTTTTGAGAAAGCACATACTCATGGAATGCTATTCATTTATAGATGGTTTAATCTAAAGTTCTTTGATAAGAGAAGTGGAAAGTTTGATAATGCCAATATTCTTTATGTAGATTCAGATACTCTGTTCTATGGAGATGTTCAATATCTTTTTGAACATTACAACTATGCAGAAGTATTTGGTAGAGAAGAGTTTGGTTTCAGACATGATCCTAATACTGGTGGTGGGAAGGATATAAGGAAAGCACTTGATTATGTAGATCAATGCATTGTGGAGGCTGGTGGGAAGACACAGATATACAAATATTGTATGGGTGTGATGTTGTTTAATAATGGACTTCATTTAGATGTAATAGATCGTCTAGAGGAGTTGGTGGAGGTCATGTTAAAGATAAAAGAGAAAAAGATTCCTTATCCTGTGCCTAATCCTCGTATATACGATGAATATGCCATGTGGATCATATTAAGTAGGTTGGGAACGATAGGAGGTCTCTTTGGGGTGCAGGATGTAACTCAGGGATATGTGGAGAAAAAACATGAGGAGTTTTTTAATCCTATTGTTTTACACTACACCACTAAAGGTGAGCAAAAACTTGCTCAAGAGGATGAAAGATTTAGAAATCTACTAAGAGATGTTGATGAATTTAGCGAACAAATTGATCCTTATCACACATTATGAAAAAAGCATGGAGGGTATGGAAGTATGCATTGGGTAGCTTCTCTGATGAAAAGACTAAACGATACGACAATTACATTGTTCTGGTACGTTCTATTATTTTCTTTTCTTATCTCATTACTAATTGTTTTATTACTGCAGGGGTGATCCGACATTGGAACTAAAAGATTGGCTTAATTCTATCAACTTCAATAAAGAGAATCTTATTGAGGAAGATCCTTCTACAATTAAGGATTATGCTCCTTATATTGTTAATCGTTGTTTATCAGGACATCTAGATTGTATAATGTTTGCAAACGAGATGAATAAATACTCTTTCCTTGATAAGGATATGCAATATTCATTTTATCTAAATACACTTAGGAAAAAGAAGAGATTCAGTCCCTGGCTCCGAAAGGAAAAAGTCACAGACCTCGAAATCATTAAACAATACTATGGTTATAGTAACGAAAAAGCATCTAATGCTTTGAAAATATTAACCCCTGAACAAATTAAATTTATTAAACAACGACTTGAAACTGGAGGATCGAAATGACTACCACTGAGCCCACTGTACAATGGTCACAAGACCAAATGGTAGAAGTGCTTCTCAATGAACCCGATGATTTCTTAAAGGTAAGAGAAACTCTCACAAGAATTGGTGTAGCATCAAGAAAAGAAAAAAAATTATATCAGAGTTGTCATATATTACACAAACAAGGTAAGTATTACATAGTTCATTTTAAAGAACTCTTTGCCTTAGATGGTAAACATGCTAATCTTACTCCCAATGACGTTCAACGTAGAAATAGGATTACTCGTCTTCTTTCTGATTGGGGACTTATCTCTGTAGTAAAAGATGAATCGGTAACGGACATCGCTCCACTCAATCAAATTAAAGTCTTGGCTTTTAAAGATAAAGGTGAATGGATACTAGAACAGAAGTATAATATTGGGAAGAAAACTAAACCAACAGAGGATACGTAACTTTACCAAATACTTAAAAAAATACCCTTTACATATAAATACTTTTGTGTTAATATGGAGACAAATGATCCTAAACTAAATTGGTTATGGATAATACAAAAACTTAAACTGGGGGTAAAATGCACAATTTAATTTCGTACAATAATCTCAAAGCATGGCCTTCATATGAGGAAACAGATCAAGTGGCAGAATACTTTGAGTGTATTACTGACTGTGCAATAGACGACAAAAGTTGCGTTCGAGAATGCAGATTAGTTTTAGACTAGAAAACCGAATAGAATTTGGAGGGGTTTCACACCCCTCTTTTTAATGCTTGCTTGTATAATTAGTAGTGTACGCCGTAAGGGTACACAATTCACACTCGCTTAATAAGGAGAACCATGAACACACTAGCAAGGTATCACGCTGCTAATCTTCCCGATCTATTTGATAGGATAACTAAGAATAGCATAGGAATGGATGATTATCTGAATAGTTTCTTTAATTCAGATATTCCACAATCTAATTATCCACCATACAATTTAATACAATTAAACAATCATGAGTCGAAACTCGAAATCGCACTTGCGGGCTTTAAGAAAGATGAACTCAAAGTCTATACAGAGTTTGGAAAATTACATGTCGAAGGCAAGAAAGAAGAATCAAAAGTTGATGGGGAATTTGTCCACAAAGGATTGGCCCAACGCTCCTTTGAACGGATCTGGACGGTCACCGATGATACGAAGGTTGGATCCGTCAAGTTTGAAGATGGATTATTAACAATAGAACTAAATAAGATAGTACCCGAACACCACGCTCGTAAAGAGTATCTTTAATTATGGCACTATCTGAAAAAACTCACGACTATCTGCTCGAAGCAGAAGGATGTCTTAGATCAGCAATTAAAACTGCTGCTACTTGTGAAAAACCATTAGTTGTAACTCAACTATCTCAATTACTTATGGACATTGAACGTGTCAAAGAATTTGAAAAACTGCAAGACATCGTAGATGAAGAAATGCAGAAGAAGAGAGAGTCTTGACAGACTCTCTTTTTTTTCTTATAATAAAAAGAGGTAACTATAAATTATGACGGTTAAACTGATACTCTTAAAATCAGGAGAAGACATCATTGCTGATGTTACAGAAATGATTGTAGGAGAAGGTGAAGAGAAAAAAGTCATTGGATATTTCTTTGATAAGGCATGTATAGTAAAACTAAAAGAAGGTCAAGAACCTACAGAGAAGAAGTCTGCTTTTCAGGTTTCGATGTTTCCGTGGATGCCTCTTTCAGCTGACTCACATATTCCTGTTCCATCCGATTGGGTGGTAACAATGGTGGAACCAAAAGAAAAACTTAAACAAATGTATTTGGAGGATGTATTAGGAAATGGCCAAAATAGTAAAGGTAGTGACTCTGATGAGTCAACAACTGTTGATTAGTGAAATTGAAGAGGTTGCCGCAGTAGTTCCTGGTGAACCTGATTGTAAATTAATTAATCCTTGCATCATAAAAGATGATTTAGTTTTAGAACCTTGGTTGCTTAAAGTAACAAAGGATGATATATTCATGCTGAGTTCTGATAAGATTCTTACTCTTGTAGAACCAACACCCACCTTACTTGAAAAATACTTAACCCTTACAGAATGAAATTCTACACCAACGTTCAACTAATCGGAAACCAATTCTTGGTTCGTGGAGTTGAAAATGGTAGAAGGTATGAACACCGTGATGAGTTCTTTCCGACTCTATTTGTCAAATCTAAAAAGAAGACTAAATATAAGACGTTAAATGGAGAGTCAGTTGAAGCAATTAATCCAGGCTCGGTACGAGACTGCCGTGAGTTCTATAAAAGATATGATGATGTTGAGGGATTTGAGATATATGGGAATGATAGGTACATATATCAATATATCTCAGAGAAGTATCCTGAAGATGAGATCAAGTTTGACATCAGCAAGATTAAACTTGTTACTTTGGATATTGAAACTACGTCTGAGCAAGGTTTCCCTAATGTGGAATCGTGCGTCGAAGAGATTCTGGCAATCACAATACAAGACTATACAACTAAGCAGATCGTTACTTGGGGAAGTAAACCCTTTAAGAATAATCGGAATGATGTAATCTATCATTATTGTTCAACTGAGCATGAATTATTAACATCGTTCATAAACTATTGGATGCAAGATGTTCCAGATGTGATTACTGGTTGGAACATACAGATGTTTGATATACCTTATATTTGTAAGAGATTAGAGAGAGTTCTTGGTGAGAAGTTAATGAAGAGGTTCTCGCCTTGGGGTCTTGTGAGTGAGGGTGAGATACATGTAATGGGACGCACCCAGATTGTATTTGATGTTGGTGGTGTAACTCAACTCGATTACATGGATCTTTATAAGAAGTTTACTTATAAGGCACAAGAGTCTTATCGATTGGATTATATTGCAAAGGTAGAGTTGGGTCAGCAGAAGTTAGATCACTCTGAGTTTGATACCTTCAAAGATTTCTACACAAAAGGCTGGCAGAAGTTTATTGAATACAATATAATTGACGTGGAACTTGTTGACCGTTTGGAAGACAAGATGAAACTGATTGAACTTGCACTGACTATGGCATATGATGCAAAGGTCAATTATAATGATGTGTTCTATCAGGTAAGAATGTGGGACACCATCATTTATAACTATTTAAAGAAGAGGAATATAGTTATTCCCCCTAAGAATAGATCTCAAAAGAACGAAAAATACGCAGGTGCTTATGTCAAGGAACCGAAACCAGGAAAGTATGATTGGGTGGTTAGTTTTGACCTCAATAGTCTGTACCCTCATCTTATTATGCAATATAACATTTCCCCAGAGACC